TATTGGGCGTAACGGCTAAACCAGATCGCTCGGATATGAAAAATTTAGGACGTGTATTTGAAAGTTTAGCATTTGAATATACACTACCTAAAGCTATTCAAGAGGGGTTCTTATCTAAGATTAAGGTGCAAACATTACCGCTCACATTAGATATCTCATCGGTTAAGATTTCAACTGGTGATTTTGCTGTGGGAGATATCGGTAGAGTATTGGAACCTTACTTAGAGGAAATAGCCAATAAATTAATGGAATACAGGGATAGAAAAATCGTTGTATTTTTACCATTAATTGCTACCAGTCAACGATTTTGTGAAATTCTTAATGAACGAGGATTTAAAGCAGCAGAAGTAAACGGTAAAAGCCAAGACCGTACAGAAATTACACAAGCATTTGCTGAAGGTAAATATAATGTACTTTGTAATTCAATGTTGCTAACGGAAGGATGGGATTGTCCAAGCGTTGATTGTGTTATTGTATTACGTCCTACTCGGTCTCGTGCCTTGTATTGTCAAATGATAGGACGTGGCACACGGCTTTCACCGGGTAAAGATCATCTATTAATTTTAGATTTTCTATGGCATGTAGAACGTCACGAATTATGTAGACCGGCTCATTTAATCGCTAAGTCAGATGATGTGGCCAAACGCATGACGGAAATTCTTGAAGAAAAAGGAATGGACCTTGAAGAATGCGAAAGGGATGCAGAATCTGATGTGTTGGCTCAACGTGAAGAAGCACTTGCAAAAGAACTTGCTGCTATGCGCAAGAAAAAAGCGCAACTTGTTGATCCATTACAATTCGAGTTTTCTATTCAAGCCGAAGACCTTACACATTATGTACCAGCTTTTGGTTGGCAAATGACATCTATTACGGATAGCCAAAAGAAAACTCTTGAGCAATTTGGCATCAATGGTGACAGTATTGAAGATGCTGGCAAAGCATCTATGCTAATTGATAGATTGCAAAAACGTCGTGAAGAAGGATTGTCTACACCTAAACAAATTAGATTTCTTGAAAACAAAGGCTTCAAGAATGTAGGAACATGGAGCAATAACCAAGCCTCTAAGATGATTAGTCGTATTAGTGCTAGTGGTTGGCGCATTCCTAAAGGTGTAGTGCCTGCTACATATAAACCACCTGTAGAAGATTTTAGTCCCCAATGGTAAGGAGTAAACATGGAAAGCAAAATTGATTTACGAGAATTGCTCGAATATATAGACCCTTCCCAATGCTCCTATGATGAATGGCTAAACGTAGGCCTTGCACTTCATCAAGAAGGCTATCCTATGTTCGTGTGGGAGGAATGGTCTGCAGATGATGGAGAACGATTCCATGAAGGCGAATGTGCTGCTAAATGGGAATCCTTTGGTCGATATAATGGAAAGCTTGTTACCGGTGCCACGATCACTCAAATGGCAAAAGAAAACGGATGGACATCTAAACATAAGTTTGAAAATAATGAAGCATTAAGTTTTGATTCCATGGTATTGGCCACAACTCCAGAACAATATCAAGTTGTTGATAAGAACTGGATTGAAGAATCTGATGTTCATATTCCTAAATCATATCCTTTAGAGCAACGTAAACAAGATATTGTTACATATCTGACTACGTTATTTGAGCCAGAGGAGTATGTTGGATATGTAGTTAATACATTCGCCTTACCAGATGGGAAACAGTCTCCTACGATGGGAAATTATAGCCGTACGGTACAACAAATCCTAGATGGTATTAACGGCACAACGCAATTAGAAAATGTGTTTGGCACCTTTAACAAAGAAATGGGTGCATGGATTCGCTTTAATCCAATTGATGGTAAAGGGGTTAAAAATGATAACGTAACCGCATTTCGGTATATGTTATTAGAATCTGACAACATGTCGCTCGGAAAGCAAAAAGCTATTCTTGAACAATTAGAATTACCAATTGCAGCTATGGTATTTAGTGGTGGTAAATCGATTCATGCCATCGTTAAAGTTGATGCTTACTCCTATGAGGAATACAGAAAGCGTGTTGACTTTATATATTCCATTGCTCAAAAGAATGGCTTCAAGCCGGATAAAAAGAATCGTAATCCTAGTAGATTATCTAGAATGCCGGGCGTTATGCGAGATGGCAACCCCCAATTCCTTATGGCAACCAACATTGGCAAAGAAAACTATAAGGAATGGGAGGAATGGATCGCATCCGTTAATGATGATTTACCGGAACCAGAAGAACTTGACGCATTATGGGATAACATGCCAGACCTTGCACCTCCATTAATTGAAGGAATTCTTCGTGAAGGACATAAAATGCTCATTGCCGGACCATCTAAAGCAGGCAAATCATTTGCGTTAATTCAATTATGCATTTCCATTGCTGAAGGTAAGCCATGGTTTGGATTTGACTGTACACAAGGTAAGGTTCTATATGTCAATTTAGAACTTGATAGAGCGTCATGCTTACACCGTTTTAAAGATGTATATGAGGCCCTTGAACAGTCACCAACAAACATTGGGAATATATCCATATGGAATCTACGTGGTAAGTCATTACCAATGGACCAATTGGCACCTAAATTAATTCGTAGGGCCCAAAAGCGTAACTACAAAGCTATCATTATTGACCCTATCTACAAGGTTATTACAGGTGACGAAAATAGTGCTGATCAAATGGCAAATTTCTGTAATCAGTTTGACAAGGTATGTACTGAACTTAAATGCGCAGTTATTTATTGTCATCACCATTCAAAAGGCAGCCAAACTGGTAAGCGGTCTATGGACCGTGCATCTGGTTCCGGTGTATTCGCTCGTGATCCAGATGCATTGCTTGATTTACTAGAACTTGAACTCGAGAACATGAATGAGGATAAACTCCAAGATGCTCCTATTGATACTAGCCAATGTACTGCATGGCGAATGGAAGGGACGCTTCGAGAATATCCTAAATTTAAACCGGTGGATTTATGGTTTGAATACCCAATTCACAAGGTGGATACGAACGGGTTCCTTGCAATGGCTCAATTTGATAGCCCGCAGTCTAAAGGATTAGACAAGATGAATAAACGCAAGCAGGCCGTTAAGGAAAAGAAAAAAGAGCAATTGGTAGATGCTTTTAATATTGCCGCTGCTGAAAATGGATTTAACGGCAAAGCGGATATTAAACGTGTTGCTGAAATTATGGAAGTTAGTGAAATGACCGTTCGTCGATATTTAAGGGAAACCCCAATTTTTAATATCGATAAAGGTGAGTTGTTTAAGGTTGAAGATTGTTAACATATGTGTATTTACAATAGGTTAACAATAGTAACAACACACCTTATATATATATATAGGTATGTTGTTATTGTTTGTGTCCCAATGTAAGGTGGATTCAAGCTAAGGGGGTAAGGAAAAGGATTTCTAAAATCATCCTTTTCTTACCTCTTCCCCTTAGGTTGAACCCTACATTACAAAAGGGCTTTAAAAATTGTTTTGATTATTATCAATTAAATTCTCAATAAAGGAGGATTGGTTATTGATTATTGAATTTTTCATTCCTCTTAAAAAGGTTCCTACTGTTACACATCAAACTAAGCAGGTGAATACACAACATGGTAAGCCTATCTTTTATGAATCTGATAAGCTGAAGCAAGCTAAACAAATATTCTTAGATGGTTTAGTTGATCATGTTCCTAGTGAACCTTTAGAGGGACCTATTCGATTGGTTACCAAGTGGTGTTTCGGTAAAGCGAATTGCAAAGCACCACATTGGAAAACCACTCGGCCAGATACAGATAATCTTATTAAATTATTTAAGGACTGTATGACCAAGTTGAATTACTGGAATGATGATGCTCAAGTCTGTAGTGAAATTACAGAAAAGTATTGGAATCCAGTAACAGGGATTTGGGTACATATTGAAACGTTGAAAGGTTGATGCTATGAAGAAAAAATTAGTTTATGTTGCTCATCCGTATGGAGGTAAGGAAAGCAATCGTAAAAAGATTGATGTGATCATGGGAGATTTGGTTTTAAATGACACCAATCATGACTATATTTCCCCAATTCATAACTTTGGGTATGTATATCTAACGGGTCCTGAGTATCAGAAAGGCTTAGATATCTGCTTAAGCTTGCTTGGACATTGTGACATTTTAGTATTGTGTCCAGAGTGGGAGTCTAGTCGTGGTTGTAACGGCGAATTTGAGTTTGCTAAGAAACATAGTATTTCCACTTTTACATTAAGTGAATGGAAGGCTTTAAATCGAATTTGATAAAGGAGACTAAAAATATGTACGAATTACAAACAAAAGCAATTGAAGCAGCTCGTAAAGTGTTGATTGAAAATTTAGGCTATCAAACTGTTGAACCAGAAGATATGTTCATTGTTTGGTTTTGTAAAACCCTACAAAACTGGAAAGCCATTGTTAGTGGTCGGACTATCGAAGAATTTATCGAGGTAACACACAATGGTGATCGTAATGAAACATATGTTGATGTGTACTGCAAAACTAAAAATGTGTGTATTAAAGATAATCAATGAAAATACTAGATGCTTGTTGTGGTTCTAAAATGTTTTGGTTTGATAAAGAGCATGAAAGTGCTTTATATATGGATAATCGAACTTTAGACACAACGCTATGCGACGGAAGAAAGTTAGTAGTCAACCCAGATGTAGTAGCAGATTTTAAAAACATGCCTTTTGATGATGAAACGTTTTATTTGGTTATCTTTGATCCGCCGCATTTAAAAAATGCAGGTGATACATCATATTTAAAAGCTAAATATGGAACGCTAGGGCCTAGCTGGAAAGATGATATTAAGCAAGGTCTTGCAGAATGCTGGCGAGTGCTCAAAGAAAATGGCACGCTTATTTTTAAATGGAATGAGGAGCAAGTACTATTTTCAGATGTAAAAGGGTTATTGCCTAGCGAGCCGATAATTGGCCAACGCAGGGGGAAAACAATATGGTTAGTATTTTTTAAGGAAAAGGAGAGTAGATAGAAAGTGTTTAGACGATATGAGAAAAGGGTTAATGAAATTCAAGCTGTGCAATATAACGGTACTAATATTATGGAAATAGTCGATTTTGTTGGTGATGTAATTGGTATTGATTGGTATGAAAACGCATCATTAGAAATCATAACAGATGATGGAAGAATCGAATGTTTTAAAGGTAATTATATTGTTAAAGATCATAAAGGTAAAATTAAAGTTCATGAGGTAAATGAATTCGAAACGACTTATAGAGAGGTAGAAAATTATGATTAGTGATGAACAGGGAAAGAAATGGCTATTGCAAAAACTATATGATGATGGGTGGAGATATTGTGCATGTCGGTATAATGGAGAGTTATATTTAACCAATGGAATGCCTATGGTGGATATGGAATCAGGTTATATAAATATTTACAGTTGTAATAAATTTGAATATGCTAATTGTTTAAAAAGTATATTTCCTAAAATGAAGGGAAACGAGGTTTTAAATATTGCAAGAGAATTAGGTTTTATTGATTGGTCGGAAGTACCAGTTGATACACCTGTATTAGTTAGCCAAGATAAGGTGGTTTGGAAACCAAGATATTTTGCACGATATACAAATGGAGTTGTGAAAACTTGGTTGTGTGGATGCACATCATGGAGCGTTGATAGTGCCGATGACACGTGCATTTGGAAATATGCAAAACTAGCAGGTGATACCGATGAATGAAATGGTTGTTATAAACATTCTATTGGCGATTTACCTCGTGGTTATTTTTAAAATGTCCTATTACTCTTATCGTGAAGCTGCTGCATTAAAACACCTTATGGTTTCTGATGCATATAAAATGCAATTGCAGAAAATTATTAGATCACAAATACGGGATATGGTGATATGTAGTATTCTGTTTGTTTTAAATATTGTCTGTGTGGTGGTCCTATGATAGAACTTAGTAAAAAAGAATATCGTGAACTGGCATATGAGTATCTACACGAAGCAAGTAAGGCAGCATTGAGGATTAAATCGTTAAAGCGTAATATCCAACGTATTAAAAGCGATATCACATCATTACGTGCAGTAAACTACGGGAAAGAACGAGTAGACGGCGGTGAACCATCAGGAATTGAAGATGATATTAATCGGCTACTAAATATGGAAATGAGGTATAAACGTCAAATCCATGAACTACTGACTAAACGTGATGATGCTTGTCATATGATCGATACATTAACTAATACGGTTGGCTCGATTATCCTCATGCAACAATATATCAATGGTATGTCTGCTAAGGGAGCATATTCATTTGTTGGTTACGGTGAATCGCAAGGTAAAGAATATAAGAATTTGGCACTTGTAGAGCTTGGATATAAACTCCGACGGAAATCGGCGGTAAACGGCTAATATCGACCTTTTAAGCCCACTATATCTATGATATATTGTAAGTGGAAGAACATGAGTTCATCTCCTAAGCATTTAGAGTACCAAACGCAAAAAAGGCGCATCTTAATTGATGTGCCTTTTTTGTTACAGAAAATTATGACACAAATACACTGCATCAAGCACAAATGCTTGAATAATAAAAACGGAATATGTACGGCCAATGAAATATTTTATGATGGCCTATGTCAATCCTATATTACGCATTCAAGCGCTAGCAAAAATTCATGCGGATTATGTGTAAGGAAAAATGGGAAGATGATTCGCAAGGGCGGTAATACATTAAAGTGAGGTGATGATCCATTGCGAGTAAATAGAAAAAACTGGTTGACTGACCCTGATAATTTATTACGTGCAGAAGGTTGGGCTCGTGATGGCCTTACTGATGAGCAAATAGCAAAAAATATAGGTATTTCAATTAGAACTTTATACGACTGGAAAAAGAATTCACCGCAGTTTTTGCAGTCCCTTAAAAGAGGGAAGGAAGTCATTGACCTTGAAGTTGAAAATGCATTACATAAACGTGCTATAGGTTATGAATATGAAGAGAAAACATACGAGAATGGAAAGCTTGTTAAAGTTGTAAAGAAACAACAGCCTCCGGATGTTACGGCTCAAATATTCTGGCTGAAAAACCGTAATCCTGAAAAGTGGAGAGATACTAAAAATATCGATGTCAAAGGTGAGCTTACGGTGTCTGCTATGGATAAATTGAAAGCTGCACGGGAGAAAGCTAATGGAAAAACATGATGAATTAATAGAGGCATTAGGCGCTCTTACACATGATCCGTTAGCGTTTGTATATTTTGCCTATCCTTGGGGAGAGCCGGGGACGCCATTGGAAGATATAGAAGGGCCTGATGAATGGCAAATACAAATCTTAAAAGATATAGGTGAACAATTAAAGAAGGGCAAAGAACTACAAACCGCTATTCAAGAGGCGGTAGCATCTGGCCATGGTATCGGCAAATCAGCACTGATATCATGGCTTATTCATTTTGCAATATCTACTCATGAGAATACTCGTGGCGTAGTAACTGCTAATACAGAAGGTCAGCTCAGAACAAAAACATGGCCAGAGCTTAGTAAGTGGCACAATATGTTCATTGCTAAAGATTTATTTACGTATACGGCAACAGCTATATTCAGTAGTGATAAAAACTACGAAAAAATATGGCGTATTGATGCTATTCCTTGGAGTAAGAATTCCCCTGAATCATTCGCCGGTCTTCACAATCAAGGTAATCGGATATTGGTTCTATTTGATGAAGCCTCTGCTATTGATGATGTCATTTGGGAAGTAACTGAAGGGGCTCTTACAGATGCTAACACGGAAATTATTTGGTGTGCATTTGGTAACCCTACTCGTAATAGTGGGCGGTTCCGTGAATGTTTTAGAAAATATAGAAAGTTCTGGAATACATATCAGATTGATAGTAGAACCGTTAAGATATCTAACAAAGCTAAGATTGAAGAATGGTTAGAGGCTTACGGTGAGGATTCCGACTTCTTCAAAGTTCGTGTGCGTGGTGTGTTCCCTTCCGCATCAGATTTGCAATTCATCTCTACTGAAATTGCTGACAAAGCACAAAAACAATCTTATAAGCCGGGAGCATTTGAACATCTACCTGTAATCATTGGTGTGGATCCTGCATGGACTGGTTCAGACTCCTTAGAAATAGTAATGCGTCAAGGTTACTCTATGAAGTCGCTTGCATCTATTCCTAAGAATGATGATGACTGGCGCATGGCTCAGCTGATTGCTCAGTTCGAGGACGAATACAAAGCTGATGCCGTATTCATTGATATGGGGTACGGTACAGGAATATATTCTATCGGTAAGCAATTAGGGCGCAAATGGCGATTAATTGAGTTTGGCGGTAAGAGTAATGACCCTGTATACCTCAATATGAGAGCCTACATGTGGGGACAGATGAAAGAATGGCTCCGTGAGGGTGGTTCTATTCCACCAAATGACCAAGCCTTATACGATGATATCGTAGGGCCTGAAGCGATCATTGATAAGAATGGTCGCATTCAGCTTGAAAGTAAAAAAGATATGAAAGACCGAGGGTTGCCATCTCCGAATAAAGGGGACGCTCTCGCCTTGACCTTTGCTGCGCGGGTCGTTAAAAAAAGCGAAACAGGCAATAGGATTGTAGCTAATACAAGTTACAGTCCTTTTTAATTTGTTAGAAAGCGAGGAATAAAGATGTGTATGAAGAGTGCATCTGCTAACTATACACCACCTGCTCCAGCTCCAACTGTTCAAACGAATATGAGTAATCAGACTGGTGAGGAAATGGCAGAAACTAAACGCAAATTCAAACGTGGCTTTGAATCTACTATCTTAGGTCCGACTGTGGGCGGCCAGAAATCAATTTTAGGGGGATAGCATGGCGGAAATGGAATCTTTACTGGCTAGACAACCTACGGAGGGCGTTAAGCCTGTTAGGCGTGATTATGCGAAGTTGAGAAAGAAATTCTCTCAGCTATTTAATGCGCAGCAACGATATGTAAATAAGTGGAAGCAGTTGCGTGACTATCAGTTGCCGTTTATTGGTCAATTTGATGGTGAAGAAGACCAATCAGAACCTTATAACGGTAAAATCCTAAATCCTGTAGCTTGGGAAAGTTGCCAAATATTTGCCAGTGGTGTTATGAGCGGACTTACTCCACCAAGCCGTAAATGGTTTAAGCTAACCATGGAGAATATCGACGTAGCAGCTAATAGCCAAGTCGCTGAATTATTGGATGAACGAGAGGAAATCTTGTATGCGGTTCTTGCTAAATCCAATTTCTACAGCGTAGTTCACCAAGTTTACATGGAACTAACCATGGGTCAAGCTCCTATGGGGATATTTGCTGATAGTGAATCTGGTGTTCGTTTCACATCGTATCCGATAGGTACCTATGCTATTAGTACTAACAGCAAGGAAATCGTAAATATTTTTGGTCGTAAATACAAAATGACAGTTGATCAGATTGTCGAACAGTTCGGGTATGAAAATTGTCCGGATAACATAAAGAATATTTACGATAACGGAAATAGCTTGCAACAATCATTTACAGTCAATTGGTTGGTTGAGCCTAACAAAGACCGTAAGGATAAGTTAGGACGTCGCAATATGCCGTATTCGTCCATTTATTGGGTTGAAGGTAGCAACAGTGATGAAGTGTTATATCATGGTGGCTTTGAAGAATGGCCAATTCCAATTGCTCGGCATACGTCAATGGATTTAAATGGCTACGGTAAGGGTGCCGCATGGTTTGCCCAACCAGATTCACAAATGCTACAAAAGTTGGAATTCGATTATCTAACAGCCGTTGAGTTAGGTGTTAAGCCTCCTATGCAAGCACCATCTGATGTTATCAGTACGGTTAACTTGTATCCGGGTGGCATTACAGAGATTGAGGGACAACATAAAGTTGAACCGATGTTTGCAGTACAGTCTAATTTACAGGATATTCAAAATAAGATTGCAGTAACAGAGGATTCAATCAAGAGAGCCTATAGTGCGGATTTATTCTTGATGTTAGACCAAATCGACAAGGGTCAGATGACGGCTCGTGAAGTTATGGAACGCACTCAAGAAAAATTACAGCAATTAGGTCCTGTTGTTGAACGATTGCTATCTGAATTCTTAAATCCAATCATTGAACGTGTGTATTCGGTACTAGATCGTGCCGGTGTATTTCCACCTGTTGATGATGAGGAACTCTTAGACCAATTAAACGGTCAAGAAGTGAAGATTGAATATATCTCACCACTTGCCCAAGCGCAAAAGATGAGTTCATTGGTAAATATCGAACAGTATTTTGCGTTTATTATGTCTTTGGCACAAGCTAATCCTAATATCGTCAACAAGTTCAACTTTGAGGAAGCGGCCAATACATACGGTGTAAATCTCGGTGTTCCGGCTAAGATTATTCGTTCTGATGATGAATATCAAGAAATCTTAGCACAACAAGCACAAGCACAGGCTGAACAGGAGCAGCAAATGCAGTTAATGCAAGCGGCTCAACTAGCACCTCAAATGGCTAGTGCGGCCAAACAAGCAACAGATGCCGCCAATGATGGCAATCCTGCATTACAGCAGTGGCTAGGAATGGACGGTGTCTAGATGAAGAAAACTATTAAAGATTATATGCAAGAGCGAGATATGCAAGCTCTCAACCACGTACTTAGCACAGAGCTAGGTAGGTGGTTTTTTTGTCGCCTAATGGATCGCTCGGGCATCTTAAAGCAATCGTTTACTGGAAATAGTGAGACGTATTTTAACGAAGGAAGGCGTTCGATAGGGCTGTTATTCCATAAGGACCTAGTTAAATTAGGCACCGATGGCGTTAAACAGTACCATCAAGCGCAGCTCGAATATATCGGGCAACAAGAATATTTTAATAATTTAGTCGAAAAGGAGAAACAAAATGGCTGAAGAAAATATGGGTGCTAACAATAACATGACTGGCAATGAACCGGGCACGAATCCGGACCAAAATAATCCTACGCCACCTACTGAACCACCTGCTAAACCAGATGGCGAAGGTAGTAATCCATCTGTACTAGGCGGTGATAATACGCCACCTGCTGAACCAACAGTTTATGATTTCAAATCCGTGTTCCCTGAAGGTACTGAACTTGATGAAACTGTATCTGCAGACTTTAGCAAATTACTTAACCAAGTCGGTGCTACACAGGAACAGGCTGTTGAACTAGCCAAGTTTGGCAGTCAGTATGCACAGAACATCTTGACTGCTTATCAAGAGCAGCAAGAGCAAGCAGTTATTGAAAAGCAACAAGCGGATTATGAACACGCCAAAAAGGAATTAGGCGGTAAATTCGATGAAACTGTAGCGCTTGCAGGCAAAGGCATCGAAGCACTAACTAAAGCGGTACCGGAATTACGTCAATTACTTGTTGATAGTCACATTGACAACAATATCAACATGATTAAGGTATTTGCGGCCGTTGGTGAAATGGTTCAGGAAGACCCGGGTAAAGGTACAAGACAAGCTGGAACCGGTCAAAATTCTGATGAAGAAACAGCAAAACGAAAAATGTATCCATCTATGTATTAAGAAATGAGGTAAATAATTAATGGCTACAATTGGAACTCAAAATTTAACACTTTTAGATTTGCAAAAACGAATGGATCCTAATGGTAATGTCGCTCAAATTATTGAGCAATTAGACCAATCCACTGAAATCATTCAAGATATGACGATGGTCGAATGTAACCAAGGGTCTAGCTTTGTAACGACTGTACGTACTGGTTTGCCAGATGTTACATGGCGTAAATTATATGGCGGTGTTCAAGCGTCTAAATCCTCCACACGTCAAATTACCGACAATTGCGGTATGCTTGAAGCATATTCGCAAACTGATAAAGCGCTTGTTGATAAATCCAAAGATAAAGCATCCTTCCGTGCAACTGAAGATAAAGCATTCGTTGAATCCATGGGGCAGGAATTATGTCGTACAATCTTCTATGGCGATGAAAATACGCCAGAAAAATTCATTGGCTTGGCTCCTCGCTTCAATACTCTTGATATTAAGAAGGCAGCAAGTGCAGAAAACATTCTTGATGCAGGTGGCACAGGTAACTTGGCATCTATTTGGCTTGTTGGTTGGGGTCCTTTGTCCGTTCATGGCATTTATCCTGAAGGTTCTGCAGCAGGCTTGCACCAAGAAGATAAAGGTGTTGTTACTGTTACTAAAGAAGATGGATCCATGTTCGAGGCATATCGTACACACTTTAAACATGATGTTGGTTTAACTGTACGGGACTGGAGAAATGTCGTTCGTATTGCTAACATCGACGTTACGAAATTGACAAATGATGCTAAAGCCGGTGCAGATCTTATCAACTTAATGATTGAAGCGGAAGAACGTATTCCTAATCTTGGTGGTGTTCGTCCAGTTTGGTATATGAACCGTACATTGCGTACATTCTTACGTTTGCAAAAGAACACAAAACATGGTTCCACTATCACTGAAGATATGGAAATGGGTAAACTTGTTACTCGTGCAAACGGTGTGCCAGTTCGTAAAATTGATGCATTGCTAAGCACTGAATCTCGTGTTATTGCGTAAAGAAAGGGACATAATTCAATGATTATTGATACTCAAAATACATTCTTTTGGAAAAAAGAAATCACTGCAAATACAAATTCTGATGTAGTGATGAATGGGAACGGTGGCGATGCTGCCGTTGCCTTGTGGTTGTATATTCGTTTAGATAAAGATGTTACGGGTACGCCTTTATTTAATGTTTACACTTCTGACAAAGAAAATATGGCTGATGCTGTATTGCTAACCGGAATTACATTGCCACAGAACTCTAAAGCTGGCACAGAATACAAAGGTCGACTTCCTGCAGGTGCTAAAAAGTTTATTCGCATCAATGCGAATAATATGACTGCCGCTACGATTACATCATTCTTAACAGATGGTGTGAATTTGAAATAAGAGGTGAGACTATGATTTTTACAGCTAACGTAACGATGTACCATGGTAATCGTGGATTAATTCAAGAAGGTGAAACTATTAATTTCTCTGAAGAAGAAATTAAAGAATTTGAGCCTGATTATTTCAAACAGCTTTTCTCTGGTAACGAAGATGAAGTGGCAAAAATCTTTAACCCAAAATCTAATGCTAA